CTAGTGGAATAGATTTAATTAAGGCTAGTGGCGGTGGTCAAGTTTGGGAAGATACATTACGCAAGTTTCAAGGTGAACAATTACGCGCACAACTTGAAGTGCATGGGCAAGCTGCACTTATAGATATTCTTGCTAAAGTAGACCGCAAAGAGATTACAGACCCAAATGAAATTAAACAAAAACTTGAGTCTGCAATTACTGGATTTGAAAAACCATTAGCAAGTATTAGTCCTGAGTCTGCTGTTAGATTTAAACAGTCTATGGGGGCTAGTGCTAGTGCGTTTTATAAAGAAGCAACCAAAAAACTTACTGCTGATTATTTAATTGACCAGCAAATATTAGCTGAAGAAAATTATGGTTACACTATAAAAGCAGCTAAAGCTATGATTGAAAGTATTTCTGACCCAGAAATGCTAAGTGAAGCTAAAAATTTATTGTTTAAGCAATACTATAATCAAGCTAAAGAAGGTGGAGCTGAGTTTGGCAAAAATAAAGCTAATGAGTTTTTAAAAGAGTTTGGTAATCACATTATAAAATACAAATACTCAGATAATGAAACTCAAAACATTCCATTAAAAGAAGTTGTTATCATACCTTCAGGAATTAATACGGATTCATGGTTTTTAGAGAACAACAAAATTGAAGCTATACAAAAACTTATTTCTAATTCAGAAGATACACTTGATTCTAAAAATATCAATATTCACTTTAGTAAAAAATATGTAGCGTATCAAGGCGTTAACAAAGATGATTTAGCACAACAAATTACAGGTTTAGGAAAACAAGAGCGTGAAGATATTAAAGGAAGGGTGATGTCAAAAGACCCTTTGCACGTTTCAGGTTCTAACAATCTTGAAGTAAAAAGGTTTATCGATAATCTTAAAAATCTTGGTTTTGATGAAAGTTTCTTAAATGATTATTTGCTTATCGGAATGTTTTTTAATGTTCCTTTAGAAATTTTAGGCGACTTTTTGCGTGGTAAAGGTTTGTCAAGTCAAGGTGATGCAAAAGAAAAAGCTATGATTCAGTTTGTAGATATGTGTTTGATGCCTATTTTACAGAAGCTAACAGATGTTTTAGAATTGAAAATAAACGAGAATCAAGAAGTAAAAGCTGAGTTTACGCATTTATGGTTTATGAAAATAGCTGTTAAACAACAAGCCGAACAAAGAAAAGCCGATTTAGATGCTTTAAAAATTGCAAAGGATTTAGGATTGCCACAAAATAAAGTTGATGAACAATTAAATATTATTTATAATGGGAATTAAAGAAATAAATCAGTTGTTGAAAGACAAAAATATAACTCCAGAATTTCGTAAAATATTGGAGCAAAAGAAAGAATTATTAACGAATAATAAAGTAGTTAAGAAATGAAAATATATTGCAAAGAATTAGACAAGCACTATAATAGTAAAGAGGAATTATTCCAGGCATTATCCGAGAATGAAACTTTTATACATGATGCTAAAAAGTCGCAAGTTTATAAATCATTTGAAAAAGGTTTGCAGGTCGTAACTGACCAAAAGCAAATCGAAAAGGCGTTTGATTCGACTGAAAAAGGAATTAAATTTGATTCTGATTATTATTACTTTGTTGTTAATTCGGCTAATTTCTTAGATTCTCATTCTGACGTTCACGTTGATGGGAATTGGAATAAATCAGTAAAAGACCAACAAGGAAAAGTTTATTTAGTTTTCGATCATTCGCTTAAACGTTCAGATATTATTGCAATGAAAAAAGACGTAGAAATGTTTACGGCTAAAATTTCTTGGGATATGTTAGGTAAAAACTACGAGGGAGAAACTTACTCTTTAATTTATAAGGTTAAAAAAGATAAAATTGTAAATAAAGAGGCTAAAGAATGGTTAGAGCAAGGGCATGAGTTAGAAGCAAGCGTAAGAATGCAGTATGTAAAAATTGAAACAGCTTTTAATTCAGATGATCCAAATTATAGCAAACAAAAAGAAACATATCAAACTTATTACCCACAAATTGCAAACAAGGAAGATTTCGAAGAAATAGAGTATTTTTGGGTGGTAAAAGAAGCTAAAAATGTAATGGAATCAAGTTTGGTTTTATTTGGTTCTAATAGTGCAACAGGAATATTAAACAATGAAAATAAATCAGAAGCCGACAATATCACTTCTGAACAAGAAGAGCCGTCAAGCGACACTCAAACAGACAAAAAAAAGAATTATTATTCACATTTAATTTAAAAGAAAATGAAATTTAAAGCATTTTTAGCCACAAAAGGCATTACAGATGAAGCGTTCAAAACAATGGACGTATCGGAGCAAGCTAAGCTCCACATGGAATTTTTAGACTCTTTAGACTCGGTTTCAAGTAAAGAGTTTGAAGATATTAAAACACAATTAAAAACGTTAGAAACTAACGGCGCAACCGCTGAACAATTAAAAAGCATTGAAGCACAATTGAAAGAGCTTAAAGACGCTAATGTTGAAAAAACAACTGAATCAAAAACTGAATTAGCAAAAGCTTTTGAAGAAAATGCTAAAAATTTTGATGATAAAAACAAGCAGTATGGGTTTTCTGAAACAATTAAAGCAGCCGCTTTAATGACTACAGCAAACGTTGTTCCAAATACTTCAGGAGGTTATTCGGCATTACTTGGAAACTACATTGATACTGAATTAGGTTCTACACCTAAACCTGATTTATGTATTTTACCATTAGTTACAATTAAGACACAACCTGGAACAGAAGTAATTTATCATACTTCAAGATACAATGAAGAAGGTGATGCCGCTTTTATAGCAGAGGGAGCATTAAAGCCTTTAGGTGATGCTGAGTGGAAAACCGATAGCACAACAGCTAAAGAAGTTGCTGTACGTTGGAAATTTACTAAAAGATTAATGAACCACGCCCCAAGTGTTGTAACAGATTTTATGGAACACGCAAACGAATTGATGGAGCAAAAAATGGATGATGGAGCTTTAGAAGGCGATGGTACTGGAGCTAATCTTTTAGGTATTACAGCTACAGGAGTAGCGGCGGCATTTGTTGTGCCAACACAATTAGCTAACTACTACACAGAAGCTAATATTTACGATGTTATTAACGCTGTTGCAACTCAGGTTAGATTAGCTAACTTTAAAGGTCAGTTAACAGTTGTTTTAAACACTGTTTGGGAAGCTAAAATGAAAGGTATTAAAAACACACAAGGCGACTATATTGTGCCTCCTTTTGTTTCTCCTGATGGCACAATGGTAGGAAGTACTAAAGTAGTTTTTTCTAATAAAATTGCAGATACTCATATTTTAGTAGGTGACTTGAAAAAATATAATGTTGTGATTTGTGATGCTTTAACTTATGATGAAGGATATGAAAATGACGATTTTTCTAAAAATCTTGTATCTAAAAAATTAGAAGCGTTTTTAGGTTCTTATATCAAACGTGGGGATGCTGGGTCAATTGTTTATGATGAAATCGCAAGCATCTTAACAGATATTGAAGTAGCTCCTTAATTAGTATTAATTTAAAATTTATATAAAATGGCAGATGTTAAAAAAAACGAAGTAGCAACCTTTAACGTAAAGGCAATGTTATTAGAGAACGCTGAAAAAGGTACTAAAATTAAGTATTCTGATAGAAAAAAAGTTGAAATCGTTAAAGAAACTAAACATTATAAAGTCGGAATGATTGTAAATCCGCATTTAGTAAAAGCAGAGGCTTTAATTAAGCAAGGGATTGCAAAAGCTATAAAAGAGTAATTAACCAACAAAATAATAACAAATGTACTTAATCGATAAAACATATTTTAGAAACAAACTGCAAATTAGCGGTTTATACGATGGTAACAATGGAATTGAAGCCAAGTTAAACGACTATATTTCTATTTATGTTATCGATTTTTTACAAAAGTTATTAGGAGTTGATTTTGAAGAACTAAAAGCCAATATTACTGATGGCGTGCTTGATACAGGTGCGCCACAGCGTTGGTTAGATTTGATTAATGGTAAATCCTATACAAAAGATGGTAAAACATACATTTGGAAGGGTTTACTTTATCAAAATGGAAGTGTAAAATTATCAATTTTAGCAAACGTTGTGTATTGCAATTTAATACACGATTTAGTAACAGGTAACGGACAAATATCAGTTGATGTAAAGTCAAGCCGTATGTTGTTGCCTCGTAAGAATTACATCGAAGTTTGGAACGAAATAGCTAATCAATTTAATCAAAGTGTAGATTTGCAGCCTATAATATCATTTATTAATGGTGTAAAATTTACTGATTATTACGGTGGTTTATCCGATAATGGTTATCGTACTTTGTCAGATTTCTTAATTGATTTTGAAGAGGACTATCAAAACGTTAATCTTTGTTTAGGCTACGAAATTATAAACTCTTTTGATTTATGTTAATTTCAGGAATTTTAAAAGATGCATTTGTAGGTACTCAACTAACTTTTAAGAATTATAATCTTTATAAAGAGTTTGAAGAGGTTACGCAAGATGTTCAATTTGGTTTCGGTAATGAAAATGAATTAGCAAGGTTTATTGAAAGCCGTAGCGATATGCAGAATTTTCCGCTTATTTGGTACGTTAAGCCTAACTACTCACGTGATACATCGCTTATTGAAAAATTCAGAGTTAATGCAAAGTTTGTGTTAATGATGTCAACAGATGCAAAGTATTACAATGATGAGCGTTCACTAATCAACTACGAAAACGTTTTAGAGCCTTTAGCAGTTGAATTTTATAAGAAAATAAAGAAACATAAGCTTATTAGTTTAGTTTCTGAAAATTCAAACGAATACGACGAAACGCAATACGGATTAGACATTTACAGAAGTGAGCAAGGGCAAACTAAATCAGCTACTAAATTATACGTAGACGCTAAAATTATAGAAATTGAACTTTTAATAAAGAAAAGATGTCAGAGTTAGACAAAAAAGAAGCGGTTGAAAAACCAAAAAAAGAGGTAAAAAAGCCGAATTACATTTTTACTATGACGTACTTAACGTCAAAGAAAAATTACCAAATAGGCGATAAAATACACCTCGATAACGAAAAAATAATAGAATTTTTAACAGCTAAAAAAATAATTAAAAAATGGCAAATTTAGTAGATTTATTGAATGTTGGACGTTGTTCAACATCACAAATATTAGGAACTGCTACCGACTTTTGTAAATTAGATATTGACAGATTAAAAGAGATTTGGCGCATGCCTTATAACTTTAAATTTGATGCAAATTTTGAGTTTACTTTAGCGAACTTACAGGCTCTTCAAGAAGAAGGTAAGTTAATTAAAGTTTCTACTTTTAAAACGTCTTCTGATAGTACAGAAGAAAACAGCGTTAATACTTATGCTGGGGGCAAAAAATCATTAATGGATAAAATGCCAAAACAAATCGATGCAACTTTAGAAAACGGTATTCAAGGTTACCAGTCAATTTTATCTTTAGAAAAAGCTGGAATGCATAGTTTCTTGTTAGTTGATGAAAATAACACTATTTTCATGGCTAAAGGTAAAGACAGACTTGCAAGAGGTTTGAACTCGGAATTTTTCCAAGTTATGGATTACAAAATGCGTGGCGACCAGCCAGCAGGATTTAATATCCAATTCCAATTAAACAGAGCGCAATTCGATAACGATTTACAAGGTTTAAGAAGTGAAGATTACGATTTTGATGTAGAAGATATCTACGGAATTACTGACTTAGATTTAATTGTTACAGCTCCTTCAAACACAGACACTACAATGGATTTTTCAGTATTAAGAAATACAGACAGACATTCGTTTAATCAAGAGGGATTGGAAGCTATGACTGGTTGGATTGTTAAAGTTGATGGAGTAGTTGCGACAGGAGCAGTTACGGCTGTTACAGGCGGTTACAGATATACTATTACTTCTCCAGTAGCATTTACAACTGGCGATGTGGTAACAATCGAGTTACCTATTGAGTTCTTAAACGACACTCCTTACAGAGCTTTTGTAAAATCGGTTGTTGTAGTAGCGTAATTTTTTACTATATTTGTAACAAGTATAATTGATTTAGTTAAAATAATTCCTAAAGGGCGTAAATCCTTTAGGGATTTTTTTTATTTAATAGTATGGGTACAATATCACAAGATGAGTATATAAATAAATTGCGTTTAGCGATTTCAACTCTACCAAATGCAGTAGAGCGTATATTTATGGAAAATAAAGCTGAAATATTAGATTTGAATAGAGAAACGCAGTTAAACGAAAAAGGTATTGACAGCAAAGGAATGAAGCTAAAAGAATACGCTTATTTCACTATTCAGATAAAACAATTAATAGGACAGCCGACAAACAGAACAACGCTTTTTTATAGTGGTAAATTTTACGAAGGATTCACGTATAAATATGACAGAAACACATATACATTACAAATTTACTCTACCGACAGCAAAACGCCAATGTTAGAAGAAAAATACGGACAGGATATATTTGGATTAACGCAAGACAACACGAATTATTTACAAATAAAAATACTAAAAACAAAATTAGACGCATGGATTTTATCAAAGATTTAGTAAAAAGAAAGCCAGAATATTACCTACAAGCTAAAGAAATGCTTTTATGGAACTATTTGCAGTACCTTGAAACAAACGATTTAAGATACTTTTCTAATTATCACAATAAAAAGAACGTCAAAGAGCCAAGAATAGACTTATTAGAGCAATCTATGACCGCTATTTATGGCGAAATATTGGAGATTACTAAGCGTTTTGAAGTATTAGAAAAATTCAGAAAAACGCATAAAATACTTAAAAATAAGGTAAAATATAACGCTGTAATTGATTTAATTAAATCTATTTATGAGTTTGATAATAATTTAGGGCGTGAAATTCTATTAGAAAAGGTAGAAATGATACGTCGTTGGGGTTACAAAATTAGCCAAGATAAAGATTTATTTGACCAATTAGATAAAATTGCTAAAGGACTTCAAGCTATTAAAACTGAAGTTGAAGTATTAGAAAGTGAATTATTAAAAGAAAATAAAACAGAAAAAGTAAGCTTTGAAAAGGAACGTTTATCTATTGAAATGGGATTAGATTTAAAAATTCCTATTGATCCGATGAAAGATAGTGTAGAGCGTTGGTTTATTTTGTTGGTTGAGTTAGAAAAGAAAGTTGAATATTTAAGCAAAAAGAATAATGGCAAATCAAATTGAAAATATATATGCTAAGCAAGCCGAAGACCAACTAAAAAAGGTTCTTGATGGTTTGACTTCAATCCATAAAAAACAAATGGAATTGAATAATAATGCTATTGACTTTTACGGAGGGCGTACAGGTTCAAATCCAAGCGAGTTAAACGCTGTTATTTCTAAGTATGATGAATTATCAAAAAAATATGTTGATTTAGAAGCAAAATTAAAGCGTTTAAACGAAGTTAAGCAAAAAGCACAAGCAAGAACAAGTGAAGAAATTGTAAATCAAAGAGCATTAGCACAAGCAAGCGACAGACAAGCACGCTCAACAAGTGCTTTAGTTGGCGCAATGGCTAATTTAAACGCTAAGCATCAACAAGCAAAAAAAACGCTTCAAGATTTAATTGCAAGTCAAACAGCAAGTAACGCACAAATAAGAAAAGCACAAAAAGAGTACGATGCTTTAGATAAAAGAGTTGTTAACGCAAATAATGCGGTAAGACAATTTAATTATAATGTAGGAAATTATCCAAAGCAAGCATTAACAAGTATTAAAAGTTTAATGTCTGCATTTGGTTTGTTTAGTGGTGTTTATTTATTTGCTGGTGCAATTACCAATGCGTTTAAAACAATAAAAGATTTTGACAAAGCAAATGCAGATTTAGCTGCAACAATGGGAAAAACAAGGTCTGAAATTTCATCTTTAACAGAAGACCAAAAAAGGTTAGGAGCTAGCACGAAATTTACGGCAACAGAAGTAGCTGGGTTACAAAAAGAATATGCAAAATTAGGTTTTTCACAAACTGAAATATTAAACGCAACAGAAGCAACTTTAAGTTTAGCTGCTGCGGTTGAAACTGATTTAGCAAATGCTTCAATGGTTGCTGGTTCAACTCTTAGAGGTTTTGGACTTGATGCTTCTGAAATGGGTAGAGTAGTTGATGTTATGGCTAAATCTTTTACAAGTTCAGCTTTAGATATTGAAAACTTTAGAGAATCAATGAAGTATGTAGCTCCAATTGCTAAGGCTTCTGGTGTTTCTATTGAGTTTACAACAGCTATGTTAGGTAAGTTAGCCGATGCTGGTATAAAAGGAAGTCAAGCGGGTACATCTTTAAGACGTATTTTGGCTGAAATGGCAAAGACAGGTAAACCAGCAAGTCAAGCGTTAGATGAAGTTGCAAAAAGTGGTATATCTGTAAATGATGCGATGGATGAGGTAGGAAGAACAGCACAAACTGCACTACTTGTTTTGTCTAAGTCTAAAAACGGAATTGATGATTTAGCCAAGTCTTTAGACAATGCGGCTGGTTCTGCTAAAGCTATGGCTGACATTCAATTAGATAGTCTTCAGGGTAAAATAACACTTTTAACTTCTGCTTGGGATGGTTTTATTTTAAGTTTAGAAGACGGAAGTGGGTCAGGTGGAGCAGCGGTTGGAAGGCTAATAGATAATTTTACAGAATTATTAAATAAATTATCGCTATTAGAAGAAAGGAGCGATAAAACTGGAAAGTTCTTTTTTAATAACTGGAAAAAAGGAGTTGATAGTTTAGTTCCTAAAGAAACTTTAGATGCTGTTGATTACTTCAATAGAGAATTAGAAAAAACAACAAAAATAGCAGAATCACAATTAAAATCAATTCAGAAATATGAATCTAATTTAAAGAAGTTAGGAGGTAGTAATTTTTTTAATAACAATGCTGTAGCGTCAGAACAAAAGCTATTAGATGAAGCTACTAAAAAATACAATGCTACATTATCAGCAAGGAATTTTTTAGAAACTTCTATAAAAGAAAAGCAAGCCGAAAGACTACGTTTAGAATCTGAATTTATAACAGCTTTTACATTAAGAAATAAACAAGTTTCTCAAAGTGTTGCTTTGGATTATGCTAAAATAAAAACAGATGCTCAATTAAAAAGAGAAATAGGTCTTTTAACTTTAGTTGAAGATAAAAATACAGAAGGTAAAAAGAAAAATAATAAAGCTAAAAAAGAAGCTGAAATTTTAACTATTGGTTCTGAAAAATGGCTAAATAAACAAATTAGTGATTTAAAAGAGTTAAACGCTACTTTAAGCACATCAACAGAAGAATATCAAGTAGGAGTTGGAGCAATTAAGTTTTACGAACAATGGCTTGAAAGATTAAGGGGTACTGCAAAGAAAACTAAAGAAGAATTAGAAGGAGTTACTATTGATTTTGGAGATACTTCTGTTTCAGACCCAGAGGGCGACCAATTAATGAAAGAAGGCGACGATTTGCGTGCGTGGTATAAAGATTTTAGAGAAGGTTTTCAAGATGATTTTTGGGCAAATAGTGGTTTTGATAAAATTAACTTTATTATTGAAAACTTTGACAAACTAAAAGAAAGTGGTACAGATATGGCTTTAGCTATGTCGGAAGCATTCCAACAGGCTTTTAATACTATTTCAGAGTTTTCTAATGCTAACTACCAACAAATGTACAGCAATTTAGAACGTCAAAGAGATGTAAGTATTTTATTTGCTGGAGAAAGCACAACAGCAAGGGAAGAAATAGAGCGTCAATATGAAGAAAGACGCAAAAGAATACAACGTCAACAAGCTGAAAGTCAGAAACGTTTAGCTATGTTTAATATTGCTACTAATACGGCTCAGGCTGTTATGGCTGTTTTCGCTAAAACTCCACCACCAGCAGGTATTCCTTTAGCTGTTTTAGTTGGTGCAATCGGAGCGGCTCAATTAGCAATGACAGCAAGTCAACCTATCCCACAATTCTATAAAGGAACGCAAAACGCTCCAGAGGGTTTAGCGTGGACAGATGAGAAAGGTGCGGAATTACATACTGATAGCAAAGGAAATATTAAAGATTACGGAAGTAATAAAGGGGCAAGATTAAAGAAACTTGAAAAGGGGGATAAAATCTATACTGCAAGTCAGACTAAAAAAATGATGGATTTATACGGATTTAACCAAGATTTTAATAACATAATGCTAACTAATGGGATAAGTACTTCCAATTTCAATAATAATTCCTTAAATTTAGAACCGCTTAACGCAAGGTTAGACAGATTAACAAGTGTAGTTGCTAATAAGTCAGAGGTTACAATAGTAAATAATGAAAGCGGAACAAGATACTACGAGAGAGTTAACGGACAAAGAAGAGAGCTAGTAAATTCAGTATTAACAATGAAATCAAGAAGCGTAAGATAATGTATAAACACTATTTAGATTTTTTAGATTTGCCATTAATTGGTAAAATTGAAATAAGCGAGCCTTTTAAGTTTGATGGAAGTACCCACGAAATTAAACGTGAAAAAGGGCGACATTCACGTGATGTAATTATAGCTAATCAAGATATTGAACTTGAATTTTATAAAGAACATTTTGAGCCTATTGAAATAGAGCAAGTTTTGCCAGATGGCACTATTTTTAATTACGTTTCTCACGGTTTCGATTATTTAGTAAATGAAATTAATACTAAAGGTTGGGAGATGCGTGTTGAATATACTATTAATTACAATGGTACAGATTTCACAACAGGCGAAATAGACGGCTTAACTTATAAAGTATTTGACGACTATTTGAGTATTAAAATTAGTCAAAATACATTATCTGCTTACATTAAGAAAAACGATAGCGTTAAAATTGATGCTTTTAGTGATAAAAGTTTAACAGGATTGCCGATTACTCCATGCACAACTACTGATATATTTTTAAAGGCAAAGCCTTTATTAGAACAAAGTAAATGGAATCAAGGAGTGTTTGAAAGAACATCTCCAAATATAAATTATTTCTTATTTCCAGCTCCATACTTAAATTCATCTGGCATTAAAGATTCCTATGTTCCTTTTGAGAGATTGTATATTTATCCAGGGGGAAGCGCACAAGTTGATTTATATGATTTACGTTGTTTAAATGCTAAAACAAACCTTATCAATTTAAAAGTAAAAGTAAAGATAAAAGCTAGTATAATATATACAAATATTGGGAGTGATGCTTCAATAGGTACTCGTTTATTATTGGGGGCTGTAAAAGGAAGTCAAAGTTTTTTAGAAAACACACCATCTCCTTTTTATACTTCGCCCCCTTTATTGGATTGTAATTTTGCAACACCTACGCCAACGATAGACGACACTATTGAATTTGATATAGATGCTTTAGACAACGGAGATAGTCTTGTTGTGTATTTATTTTACCTTAAAAGAAATATTTTAGATACTTCTACTTATAAATTAGATATAGAACTTTGCGAAATGGAAATAACAGCAACTTCAACAGCGATTAGCACTATTGTAAAAGGAGTTAGGTTATATGATTTATTAAGACATCAAGCGCATTCATACGATACAACTTTAAACGATTTAGGTGTTTTTAACAACACTTCTGAATATTGGAATAACTTTTGTTTTAATGGTAGAATGTTAGGTAATTTAGCAAATAACGCCTTTAATAATGAATTTAAACAACTTTACAACTCCGTTTGTGATGAAGCATTTGCAGACTATCAAATAACAAACGAGGGTATAGAAATCGACTTTATAAACAACTATTATAAAGATGAAGAAATTGCAGTTTTTACTGAATTACCAAGTAATGACTATACTTATACTGCAAATAGTGATTATTCGATTAATTTATTTAATGTTAAATTCAAAAAAAGTAGTTCAGATAGAACAGGCAATGAAGTTGATACAATTGACGATGTGCATACTTCTTTACAATTGAAAATGCCTTCTAAAAAAGCCGATGCAATTTATAATTTAGAGTTTGACCATATTCGCTCAGCTCAACTAATCGAAGAACAAAGACGCAAAGGAAATGAAGTAAACGGAAAAACCAGAGTATTAGAAAATGATGAGAATTTATTTGTTTTGGATTGTGTAGAACTTGAACCAAGTACGACAAACGAATTTACACAATTTTTAAGATATAGAATTTTAGACACTGAC